TGCGGCGCTGGCGATGGCTGAACAGGCCGCGCAGAAGGCGAGGGCGGAGGCGTTCAGAGAGGCGCTGAGAGAGCATCCAGGCTACTACTGTAGCGACAAGTTCCCGTGCCCGTGGGACGGGTGGCTCGAATCCCGCGCCCGCGAGGCCGAGAAGGAGGCAGCGCCCCATGCACCATAAGCGTCGCCGCCCGAAGAACCGGCGGGGCGGCTGCCTGATGTGCAAGTCGCACAAGATGAACGGCGCCGGGAAGAACAGGCGCGCCGCCGAACGTCGCCGCCTCGATGCGGCAAAGGAGGAACCGAATGGACAGTGATACAGCAGTAGGCGTGTCGATAGGGGTGTTCGTGCTGGTAGCCCTGACGGTGCTGATCGGCGCTGGCATGTGGGGTTGCCCCCAATACAACGTCTACCAGCAGCGGCTGGAGGGGGAGGCGTCGCTGGCAAAGGCGAACTACGACCGGCAGATCATGGTGACGGAGGCCCAGGCGAAGAAGAACGCCGCCGAGTTGCTGGGCGAAGCCGAGGTCACGCGGGCGAAGTATCTCGCCCAGGCGAATCAGATCATCGGCGACTCGCTGAAGAACAAGGAGGAGTACCTGCGCTACCTGTGGATTCAGAGCATCGACAAGGTGACGGGGCAGATCATCTACGTCCCGACCGAGGCGAACCTGCCGATACTGGAGGCCGGGCGCTTCCAGATGGGGAGGCGCTGATGCCCCGCATCTTCTTCGTGAAGTCCACCGAGCGCAAGGAGTTCCGGCTGGAGACCGGCACCGACGACAAGATCACCTTCGGCCCGGCGATTCCGTTCCCGGCGCGGCAGGAGGCGCGGTTCACCAACCCGCGCTCGTCTCCGCTGACCTACGCCCTGCGCGTCTACGCCAAGGACGGCAAGACGCTGCGGGCGGTGTTCCCGGGCGTGTATGAGATCCGCGAGTTGGGGGTCGGCGTGACCCCGGTGATGCCGGAGGTCGAGGAGTTCCCGGCGATGCGGGACGATGAACCGACGGCGGAGCAGGCGGAGGCGGCTGCGGCGGCGGGTCGCGTCTTCGGCTTTGGCACGGTCACCACGAAAGCAGAGGGTGACCCGGTGCAGTTGGAGTTACAATTCGACACGCCCGAGCCGCCCGGCTACGGGCAGGGGAGGTAACGATGGACCGAATCATCTGGCTGGTCGCGGGGGTGGTCATCGGTTGGTTGTCGCACACGAAGGTCGCCGCTGCCTGGACGCTGGCGCGGCACGGGAAGGTCAGGGTCGTTCAGGTGCGAGAGGCAACCCGGCCGCGGCGCCAGCGACCGACGGCGGCGCCATCGCCGTCCGACACGGCGGGGGCCTGAGATGCTGCTGACGCCCGCACAGAAGGCGGAGATCCGGCGGCTCTACCCGGAGCAGATTCAGGGGTGCGACATCGTAGACAGCCGCGTCTATCGGCTGCGGGAGATCCTCACCCTTGCGGGCTACGGCAGCCGCCCTGTCACCGAAACCGACGCCATCCTCGCCGCCGAGCAGATATGGCCCGCGCCCCCGCGCTACCCGGCAGGCTGGCGGGTGGACCCCTGGCCTTTTCCCGAGGAGGAAGCCGATGCTTGTCGATAGCCTTCGCTGCTCCTGCACCCCCGGCGCCCGCCTGCCGCTGACGCACTACAGCGACGGCGGCTGTCGGCGCCTCCCGATGCCGCTGCCACGCATCGCCGGGATACTCGCGTCGGTCGCGGGCGACACCGCGCACCGCGACGGGAAGATCACGGCCACCCGCGTTCTGACCTGCGCCCGGCAGGTCATCATCGAGGACAACATCGCGGGGCCGCTCGACGTCCTGTCCTATAACTCGATCTACGACGGCATCCTCGAACACGCGGCGATGCAGCGCCACGCGCCGCCGGGGACCTACACCGAAGTCCATCTGCCGCTGCCCGGCCAGGAGCCGCCGACACTCTTCGGCGTCCCGATGGAGGGCACCATCGACTTCCTGACCGCCGATCTGCGGGAGATCCACGACTACAAGAAGCACAGCGAGTCGGCGCAGTCGTTCAAGTTCGAGGGGGGCGGCGCGGACCCGGAGGTCGCCGCGCAGTTGAACATCTACCGGCTGCTGCTCGAACAGTGTCTCCCGGCGGCGAAGATCGAGCGGCTCGTCGTCTGGCACGGCGCGATGACCAGCGCGAACACCAAGACATTCAGGACGAAGCAGCCGGTCCCGCCCTGGTTCGAGGTGCGGCTGCCGCTGATGAGCGAGGCGGAGATCGCCGCGATCCGCCCGAACGGCGGCGACTACACGGTGCAGCAGATCGTCGATGCCTATGTCCGGTTCGCGGCGGAGCGGGCGGGGGACCGCGCGCTTCCGACCGACGCCGAGGTTGGGTTGGGTGCGGGGAACAGGTCGGTCGTCGTCGAGGCGCCGCTGGACTTGGAGGCGGCGATCAGGGCGGTGCCACTCCAAGGCCGAAAAATGTGGGGCGGGAAGAAGTGTTCGACCTGGTGTTCGGTGAGGGAAGCGTGCGACAAACTAGAGGGGATAGCGCGTCTGTAGAATGGCTGTTCGGCAAGGTCGTGCTCGACACACGACAGGCCGATCCCTGCTGGTTCTGGACGGGCTACTACAACAAGCGACTCGGTTACAGCCAGACGGGACGCTGCACCTACGGGCATCGTCGCTCCTATGAGGTGTTCAATGGGCCGATCCCGGCGGGGTTGGAACTTGACCACCTCTGCCGTGTGCGGCGCTGCGTGAACCCACGCCATCTCGAAGCCGTGCCGCACGCCATCAACACACGGCGCGGCGAACCGGCCACACGGAAAGCATGTCCGCGTGGGCACCCGTACGATGCCACGAATACTTACTGGCGCAAGGACTATTACGGACGTGGCTGCCGGAAGTGTCGGCGGGCACAGTTTCTCGCGTTCCATGCACGGCGAAAGGCCCGCCTATGCCATGACCCAGAGGAGAAGGACAATGCTGACGGACGCTGACCTCGATCCGGCATTGGTGCGTGGGCTGCGCGCCGCCGTTACGCCAGTCGCCTTCGTGCCACTTCTGCCTGACCGCTGCCCCGGCTGCCCGCTCGCGCCGACCCGCCGCGGCTTCGTCCCTGGCTGCGGCCCGTTCGACGCCCGCCTTGTCGTCGTCGGCGAGGCGCCCGGGCGCGAGGAGATCGCCGCCGACCCGCCGACGCCCTTCATCGGGCCGAGCGGGCGGATCGTGCGCCGCGGCCTCGGGCCGCAGCAGGGCGCCGACGCCTTCATCACCAACGTCCGCAAGTGCCTGCCGCCCGCCGAGGAGACGCCGGAGGTGCGCGCGGCCTCGATAGCCCACTGTGGCGCCGCCTATCTCCAGCCCGAGTTGGACCGGCTGACGGCGGCGCTGTTCGTCCAGGCCGTCGGCGCCGACGCCGCCGAGGTCGTGGCGGGCGTCGTATCGATCATGGAGGCCCACGGCAGCGTGTTCACCCGGGCCGAAGCCGACGCGATGCGGGAGGCGCACGCGGCGGGCGAGGAGGTATCCGGTGCAGAATAGACTGGAGGAGATCCTCGGAGAAGTCGCCGTGGCGCTGCTCACGGCCGCGTTCGGCGCATTTCTCCTATGGAGCGCCTGGGGCCTGCTGCGCGCGCTCGTTCGCCCGTAGTACACCCCTTGACACCGCCGCCGCCCGGGCGTACCTTCCCGGCAGCGGGAACCTGCTCGATGACATGGACGGGGCGATGACGGGTCTGACCCTCCCTCCCAGAGTTTCGGCTGTCGGCGTTTCGCTGCACCCCGCATTTTCGCTGAGGTCTGGCTCCCCCCAATTCCTCCCCCTGATCGCGACGAGCATGGCCCGAGCCTTGCGCTGGGCCGGGCTCGGCACCGCCCCGGCCAGGGACTACGACATTCGCGTTGACCCGTCGCTCGACGACGCCGCCCGACTGCTGCGCGACGCCCCGGTCGTCGCCATCGACGTCGAGACGCCCAAGGACCAGCCGACGACGATCACCATCGTCGGCATCGGCTACGGCGACCGGCAGGCGCTCGTCTGGCCCTGGAGCGAGCCGGTCGCGGCGTTCGTCGGGGAGATTCTCGGCGACCCGGCAAAGGTCAAGGTCGGCCACAACTTCGCCTACGACACCAAGGCGTTTCACGCCGCCGGGCTCGACGTTGCGTGGCCGGTCGTGGACACCATCCAGGCCGCGGCGCTCGCCTGGCCTCCCTTCGCCGAGGTGAAGGACCGCCCCTGGCTGCGGCTGCCGCTGTGCGTCACGCGCATCGCCGACGGCATCCCCTACTGGAAGCAGCCGGAGACCCCGGAAGCCAAGGCGCTCTACCGGCGGCTGTTCCCAGGGGCCGCCGACTGGCAGCACCCTCTACTCTACTGTGGGCTAGACTGCGTCTTCACCTGGCGTCTCTGGGCGGCGCTGCGGACGATCCTGTCCCGGGAAGGGATGCTGCCGCTTCTCGAAGAGACCGTCGCCCCGGCGGCCCCGGTGTTGATTCGCCTCGAAGAGACCGGCATCCCCCTCGACGAGCCGAAGCGGCGGGAGTTGCGGGCGGCGACGGAGATAGAAGTCGCGGGCTGGCGGGCGGAGGTCGCGGCGGCGGCGGACGCGGCGCATCGGCGGCGGCTGGAGTCGATCCGGCTCAAGTTGGCCGCCCTCGACGCCGAGATCGACCAGGGCGAGCGCACCTGCCCGACGCTGATTTGCCCGGAGCATCCCGACTACTGCGGCCAGACGAAGCGGGCAAAGTGCTCCGAGTGCGCCCGGGTTTATGCCGAGGCCGCGCCGTGGCGGGCGGGGCTGCGTGCCAAGCGCGAACTCGCCGCCGACGGCCGGGTGCTGCTGCGGCGGCTGGGCGACGCCTTCGACAGCGAGAGCGACGACTCCTGGCGCTGGCTGCTGTTTGACGGGGTGACGGGCCTGGGGCTCAAGCCGACCGCCTACACCGGGAAGCGTCATCTCGCCAAGGTGGACGCCGACGCCATCGAGACCCTGGCGCGGCGGCATCCGGGCGTCGGCATCCTGAAACAGCGGGTGGCGATCCAGCACGCCCAGCGCCGCCTCTCGAACGTGCTCGGGGTGAAGGCGGGGGACGACGGCCGGGTTCACTTCGCCTATTCGATGCACCGCACGGAGACCGGGCGCATCGCCAGCGGCAGCGACGACGCCGAGGCCGACAAGCCACGCTGGTCGCCGGGGAACGCGCAGAATATTCCTGACCGCGACCGGATCATCTACCGCCCGCTGCGCCCCGACTTCGTGTTCGTGCAGGGCGACTGGAGCCAGATCGAGGCCCGGGTCATGGCATGGCTGGCCGACGAGCGGACGATGATCGCCGCCTTCGCCGCCGGGGAGGATCTCCATGCGCTGAACGCCGCTGCTCTCTTCGGCTGTGCGCCGGAAGCGGCCCGCACGCACCTCGTCCGCTTCGGCGGCCAGATGGTGCAGGCGCGCTGGGCGGCCAAGCGGGCGACCCACGGCTGGGACTACGGGCTGGGGGCGCAGAAGACCGCCCGCATGTATGGCATCAAGGTCACGGAGGCGGCGGCGCTGATCGACGCCTACTTCCGGCGCTGGCCCGGGCTGCGGCGGTTCCAGGAGGCGACGGTAGCGGCGGTCGAGCATTACGGTTCCCTGCGGAATCCGTTCGGGCGGCTCCTGCGCTTCCATCGGTTCCGACGGGACCCGGCGACCGGCCAGCGGCGGCTCCTCGACCGGGAAGAGGCGCTGGCCTTCCTGCCGCAGTCGGCGGTCGGCGACATGTGCAAGGCGGTGCTTCCGGCGCTGGAAGGCATCGGCGCCCTGACGACGGCGACCCTGGTGACGACGACACACGACTCATTCCTGTGGGAGTGCCACCGAAGCGAGGTGGCGCTCCTGGTGCAGCAAGCAAGGGCGATCATGGAGCGCCCGTGGAGGGAGATATGGCTCAGTGGGCTCGGAAACTTCACCTGCCCGGTGGACTTCTCCGTTGGGAACAACTGGGGGAAGGAACACCGGCACAGGCAGCCGCCGGACCCGAAGGCGTGCCCGGACCCGTGCCCGATGCTGGAGAATCGGGAGGGGCTGCGGGGAGTGACGCCCTCCGCCAGTACGGCGGCTTCCTCGGCGGAGCCCTCGGCGGCCTGACGGGGATGCTGGGGCCGACGGCGGGGACGAACGCTACCCCCTCCCCCTGGCCCGCGACGCCGGGGATGTATGTGCCGACGTCGTCGAACCCACAGACGACGTCACCGACCTTCTACACGACGCAGCCGCCTCTCTACATCGTCACCCCCGACGATCTCACCCGGCTCGCCGACTTGCAGTTCGACTCGGGGCAGCCGCTTGGGTTCGCGGCGGTGGCGGCCGTCTGCCAAGCCTGCGCCGCCGTCATCTACTGGCCGAAGGGTGGCGCCGAACGCCATCGTGCCAACTGCGAGCCGCCGCTGCCGAAGACGCGCGCCGACCGGGTGGATGCCAAGGGACGATGCGTCGCATGAAGCAACGGGGCTCGGCGGCGCAGCCTTGCGGTGGCTGCGGTGGGCGCGGCTGGCTGCCTCGGCGGCGCTGCGACGTGCCGCGACGCCTCTGGGGGATGCGGGTGATCTGCGGTGGCTGCGGCGGAAGCGGGCGGCAGCGGCGAGGGAGGCGCGATGCCCACCATTGACGTCCGTGCCTGTCTGCCGCCGACGGGCTTCATGGCGCGCTGGCTGGAGTACGTCCGGCCGCTGGAGAGCCCGGACTCCTACTTCCTCTATGCCCTCCTCGCCGCCGCCGCCACCGCCGTCAACGGCCGCATCCTGGTCAACCCCGACAGCCGCCCCGCCTGCTTCACGAACATCTACACGGTCCTCTACGGCCCGTCCGGCGCCCGCAAGACCGGCGCCATCGAGGAGGCGACGCGGCTGCTGCATCTCGCGGTCCCGGAGGCCCCGGTGCTGCCGATGTCGTTCACGGCCGAGGGGCTGATCTCGTACCTCGCCGAGACCAGCGCGGTGTCGGGCAAGGGCGCGGGGCTGATCGTCAGCCACGAACTCTCCGACCTCATCGGCGGCGCGGAGTACCGGGCGGCAAACTCGAAGTTCCTGACGGACATCTGGGACTGCCACTCGCCCTATACGCGGCGGACGCAGGCGCACGACTACGAGGAGATCATCAATCCCTACATCTGCATGGTCGCCGCCTCGGCGCCCGACTGGCTGGAGACGACCGATCCCCGGACGCTTGCCGGGGGCTTCCTGCGCCGCCTGCTCCTCGTCGTCGAATACGGGCCGAAGCACCGCAATGCCCGGCCGCCGCTCGATGGCGTCCTGCTCCGGGCGCTGGCGACGGTCATGGGGGAGCGGCTGGGTCCGGGCGCGTTCGGCGCGACCCGAATGCGCCTCGACGACGCCGCCGGGACCTGGTTCGAGGGCTGGTACATGACGACCGTGGACCGCATCTGGCGGGAGGCGGGGCAGAAGGAGGGCCACTTCGCGTCGTGTATGCAGGCCCACGCGCTGAAGATCGGGGCGGTCGTGAATCTGCTGGAGGGTCATGGCCCGGAGACGCTGCGGGAGGTGCCGCTGCGGACGGCGACCGCGCTCGTCGAGGCGCTGCTGCCACCGATGTTTCAGGCGTATCGCAGCCTCGTCCCGACGCAGTATGCCCGGCTGCGGGCGACGGTACTGCGGGTGCTGGAGTCGGCGGGCGGCAGCCTCGATGAACGGCTGCTCGACAAGCAGGTCGGCGAGGCGGCGGGGGTCCCGGCGAAGGTTGTCTGGCTCGCAAAGGAGGGACTGGTGCAGGACGGCTATGTCACGCGGGAGGCTGGGCTGGTGCGGCTCGTCGCGGCGAAGGGCAGCAACGGGAGCGGTCCATGAACCCCGGATACAACGCCGCGACCGCGCAGTCCGACGACTGGCGGACGCCCCGCTGGCTCTTCCAGGCACTCGACGCCGAGTTCGCCTTCGACTGCGACGCGGCGGCCGACGCCGGAAACGCGCTCTGCCCGGCCTTCATCGAGCGGGTCGAGAACTACCCGCTGCACCTCGACCCGCCGGGCGGCAGCCGCTTCTTCTGCAACCCGTCCTACAGCAACATCGAGCCGTTCATCCGCCGGGCGTTGCGCGGCTCGGCGCTGTGGGTCTTCATTCTGCCGGTGCGGACGCGGGCGGCCTGGTTCGAGATGCTGCGGGACGGCGAGCGGGCGGGGCGGGTGGAGTTCAGGTGGCTGCGACGCCGCGTCGCGTTCGAGCCGCCACCGGGGGTGACGCCGTCGAGCCCGCGGATGGACGTGTTCATCGCGGTCGTGCGGGCGGAGGGCGTAGCGGCTACGGTGAGGCCATCACCAACTTCCGTTTCGTGAGGTAGTCGTTGGCGCGCTTGCTGAACTCGTCGGACATCTGCTCTGCGGTCAGCGCCGGGTTCGCCGCCGCCATCTTGCGAACCTCGCTGGCGATGTCGGAGAGGGCGCGCATGGTCTCGTCGTCGGTCTGCTGGCGGCGGGTGGCTTCGGCTTCCTGGCGGCCCGCGGCGGCCCCGGTCTCAGCGGTTGCCTGCGCCCCAGCCCCGCCCGCCCCGAACATTACCGGCTTCGACGCCGCGATCTCGCCCGGGAGGCTGCCGAACTCCGCCGCCTTGTTGACGCCCGCCTTGATCGCCCGCATCGTCTGGATGGAGCCGCGCGGCGACCCGGCGTAGAAGCCCAGCCCGCCACCGATGAGGGCGCCCTTCTCAGCGCCAGGGAGGCCGCCCGCGAGATAGCCGCTGCCGAACCCCAGCCCGGCACCCAGCGCCATGCCCATCGGACGGCCGCCGAACGAGAGCGTCGGCGCGCCGAGGTAGATCCCCTTCGTCCCGCCGAAGACATCGGACCCCTCGGCGCCATAAGCCGCCAGCGTCGAGGCGTCGCGCGCCGCGGTCTCCAAGTCGGCGATCCCCGCCTGCTGAAGTTCCGGCGCCCAGAGGCGGCCGAACTCCCGGACGAGGCCCTGCTGGCCGGAGCGCGCCCCCCGGTTGAGATAGGTGCGGAAGAACTGCTCCGGGCGGTTGGCGGCCTGGACGATCTCCTCGGCGGCGCCCTCCTCCGGGGCGATCTCCTCGGCGCCCTTGGCGACCAGCGCCTTCTGGAACTCCTTGGCGAGCCCGAGTTTCTTGCCCGCCTGGGTCATCAGCGTACCGTACTGCTCGCGGGCGGCGGGATCGGGGATCGACTCCCGGATCGCCCGGCGCAGGCCATCGGCCAGGGTCTTGTGCGCTGCCTCCTTCGCCGTGTCGCGGTTGAGCGCCTCGGCGGAGTAGTTCGCGGCCTCGGCATAGGTCCGCTTGAGCGCGTCGGCCATCTCGGCGGGGATGGTCAGGTCGCGGTGGATCGCCTCTTCGACGGAGTCGGCCCCGGCGTTCTTGGCGATGTTCGACGCTTCCTCGACGAGTATCTGGCGCACCCGGTCGTTCTCGGCGGAGGCGAGACCGAAGCGGCCTGCCGTGGCCGGGACGCGCCCCGCTGTCGTCGCACGGGGCCGGAGGATCGGCGCTGACGGCCCGGAGACCGGAATCCCCATAAACTTCTCCGGCGGGATCGGCACCTCATGGAAGGGCGAGGTGATCTCGTTGCGGATGGCCTCTAGAACGGGCCGGACGCGCACCTGGCCGCCGCCTGCCGACTTCAGGAGCCCCTGGGCCGCCTGATACTCGCCGGTGCGCGACTCGTCGAGCCCGGTGAGAAACTGCATCGTCCGCTGGGCGAGCGATGACGCCAGCATCTTGGCACGGTCGCCGACGAGCGGCTGAAGGATGACTGCGCCCTGCTCGACCGCATGGGCGAGTTGCTCGCGCGACACGCGGGTCAGACCGGCGAGGGTGCCGCCCGCGACGCGCTTGGCGGCCTCGCCGACCGCGCCGACCGCCTTCGTCGCCGTCCGGCCAAGAAAGCCCGTCGCCTCGCCCATCGGCGCCGCGAGCCCCCCGCCGATCATCTGGGCGCCGATCTCCTCGTCGCCGGTTCCGGGGGGGTTCAGCGGCGGCTGGCCGAAGAGGCTGGTGACGCCCCGGCCGAGCGCCTGGCGGCCTTCCTCCAGCACCCCCCCGGCCAACGCCCCGCCGCCGACGGCCCCCGGCGGCCCGGCGAGGGTGAATCCGGCCGCTGCCGCTGCGGGCACCGCCGCGCCGAAGATGAGGTCGCCGAAGAGGTCGGTGATGTCCTGGGCGTCGAAGCCCGCCGGATCGACGACCTTGAAGTCCTGCTCGCCCGGCTTGCGGACGGCGATACGCATCTTGGATGCCACTGGGCCGCCTGCCGCCTCCGTCCCCGCCTGGCCGGGTTCGTAGAGGTATGCCTCGTAGCCCTTCGCGCGCAGCCAGTTGGCGGCGACCTCGGGGTTGGTCGCGAGGTTCTTCAGGAGGAGCCGCTCGCTGATCGTCACGCCCTGCTGCGACTCGTCGATGCGCGACTTGTCCGGCAGCGCGAACGGCGAGCGGCGGGCTTCGGCGGTGACGCGCGAGGTCGTGCTGCGGACGCGGGCCTGGGGCGTCTCGGGCTCGGCTTGCCCCTGCTGGAAGGCCCGGACGGCGGAGGCGGTCCCGGCCTGCTCACGGTAGATGCGCCGGGACTCCTCCGGCAACGAGGGGTCGGCGGCGAGCGCGGCGAAGGTCGCCCGGCGTTTGGCCTTGTCGGCAGCGGTCGTCTCGGCCATCGGCTACTCCGGCTCCGGCGACTTCGGCACGCCGCCGAACAGGACGTCCTCGGGTGTCGGGGCTGCGGCGCCGGGGCCGCCGCCGAAGAGGCGCTGCCGCCAGGTCGTCGTCGGCTTCGTCGGGTGCTCCTTCGCCGCCTTCCGCAGCCGGGCTTCGAGGTCCCGGAGCGGCTGAAGGTTGGCCTCCTCGGCGTCGAAGTAGGCGTCGCTGCCGACCCCGGCGGCGCGCAGGCTGTCGAGGATCGCCTCATGGCGGTCGATGACGTTGGCGACCGTGACGTTCAGGATGCCCCGGAGTTGCGTGGGCGTCTTGTCGTAGGACATCAGCGAGGCGCGCAGGAGGTCGAGCAGCCCGGCGGAGACCCGGCCCCGGATGTCCTTGGTGAACCGGATGACGTCTTCGCCGAGATCGTTCAGGAGCGCGTTGTAGGCCGCCGCGTCCTCGGAGTAGGCGGGCGCGTGCAGCAGGTTGCCTAGGTTCGTCTCGCCGAAGCCGAACTTGTCGATCATGTCGGCGGCCCGGATGACGCGCTTGGAGACGTAGCCGAGCCCGGAGAGGTCGTTGATCATGTTGACCGGGATCGCCTTCCCGTGCGCCGCCTCGTTCTTCTTCTGGGCGATGTCCTGCTCCTTGGCGATGATCTCCAAGTCGCGCAGTTTCTCCGCCTTCAGCCCCATCCGGGCGTCGAGCAGCCGCTTGTCCTTGGGGTCCATCGGCTGATTCGTGGCGTAGGAGAACGCCTTGTCGGCACGCTCCTCGGGCGTCATGCCGAGCGCCGGGTCGCTGCCCAGTTCGAGCACGCTCTGGTACTTCTGCTGCTCTGCGGTCGGCTCGGTGCCGAGGAGCGACTGAAGACGCCCGAACGTCTGCGCGGCGTCGTCATTGGAGGTCGCCCGGAACATGTGGTCGGCGAGGGCGTGCGCCGCAGCCTGCTGCTGCGGTGGCAGCGTGCGGAAATTCGCCTGCTTGCCGAGGTAGTCCTCGACGCCCCGGCGGATCGACGCGGACTCGGCGCCGGAGACGGGGGCCTCGGCGGGCGGCGGCTGCGCCATGAATCCCTGCATCGCCGCCTGGAGCCGGGCCGACAGTGGCTGCGCGTCCTTCGCCCGGAACAGCCGCGGCGGCCCCGTGACCTCCTCGACGATGTCGGGGTGGTTGGCGGTCAGGTAGGCCATGAAACCGGGCGTCTGACGGCCGATGGCGTCGAGGACGGTGCGCCCGGCGTCCTGCTGCTGCCGGAGCCGCGCCATGAACTGATCGAACCCCTGGCCGATGTTGGCGGCGGGGAGGTTCTGACCGCTGACGGCGGCTTGGACTTCCGGGGGGACGGGGAAGATGGGCATCGCCGCTCCTACCAGACGCCGGGAGAGGTGCCCGCGCCCGCTGTGGCCGGGGCGCCGAGACGCGCGCCGCCGCCTCCCAGCGACCGCAGGTAGTCCCAGAACCCGCCGCTCGACATCGCCGAGTTCAGGCTGCCACCGAGCGCCTGCCCGAAGTTCGTCGGAACGGGCGGCTGGAACATCGGCGTGCCGGACATCAACTGGGCGAGCAGCGGGATGGCGTTCTCCGGTTGCTGCCGCAGGAACTCGGCGAGTTGCTGCTGCTGCGCGACGCCGCCCATGTTGAACAGGTTCATGCCGAGCCCCTGCTGGCCCGCCATGAAGCCCGGCAGCGCGTTGGCCGCGCCGAGGCGCATCCCGGTCATCTGCATCGCCATCGGGAGGATCTGCGCCGACTGCTGCGCCCCGAAGTTGCTGTTGAAGAGCGCCTCGGCGCCAGTCCCGCCGCTGCCGAAGAAGCGGCCGCCCTGAGCCTCCCCCTCGCGCGTCTGGGCGAGCCCCTGGCCGTGCAGGAAGTCGAAGTAGGGCTGGAGCGTCGATTGCGCCGTGTTGATCGCCGTCGGGTCGATGCCGGTGGTCGCGAGCGACTCGATGGTCTGGCGCGCCGAGTCGAGCCCGGCCTGCCCCTGTCCGAACGACTGCCCGGCCTGTCCCATCGCCATCGTCTGAAGGGGGTTCAGGGCGCCGCCGGGCATTCCCTGGAAGCCCCCCGAGAGACGCTGCCCGAGCAGTCCCAGGGCGCTGCCGAGATCCGGCCTGAACTCCTTGGGGATCTTCGGCGTGGCGTTCTTCGCCGCCTTCTTGGAGCCGGACGACGAGAGCGCCGCCGAACCGAGCATTGCTGCGGCTACAGGCCAGGTACACCTACCTTTCGCTGGTGGCGGCGTCCGGTGTCGATCCGGCTTTCCCGGGTCTGGAGGCCGGTGAGGGAGCCGTCCCTGCCCCTACCGCACCATGAGTTGCCGATCCCATTGTAGCAGCCGGGGCGAGGTCGGACGGGATGAGCCCGGAGATCCAGGCATTGACGGGGGCATCCTTGACGACACAGGCCGCCCGCAGCGTTCCCTCGACCCGGAACCCCACCCGTTCGGCGAAGATGCGCGCGTGCGGGTGGGTCGTCGGCGTCAGCCCGTTGATGCGGCGCAGCCCGAATGCCTGGAACAGCGCCAGACACGCCTGGCGGGCCGCAGCGATGAGATCGGCCGGGGGGTAGGCATCTCGGTCCCAGACGAACGGGTGCGCCCATGCCGACACCCCCGGAACGATGCCGGTGAAGACGTAGACGCCGACCGGGGCTTCCGCCGGGCCGATCTCGACCACCCGGACGTCCTCGGCGGCCAGCCAGCACACGAAGTCGATGGGCTCCCGGGGCAACTCGTCGGGGAAGTGGGCGCGGTGCTTGTCGAACTGCTCCCAGAGACGCTTCAGGCCGTCAGCGGTCGGCTGGAACAGGCGAATCGGCGCCATCCCCCGCCTCCTCCTCGATGCGCGCGAGCACCGTGTCATCGGGGACCAGCCGATAGGGCGAGTCCGGGTCCTCGCCGTCGGGCGTCTTGCCGCTGGCGAAGTCGATGAGGACGCGCTCGCCGGGGTCGAACTCGGGGCTGCCGCTGGCGATGACCGTCGCCCGGCGCGCCTTTTCGACGATGACCGGCACCGAGATCGACTCCATCTGGTGCCCGGTATCGATGCCGGTGTAGCGGTAGTTGTCGCGCCGTGGATCGAGTTCGTAGGTCTCCTCCGGGACACAGCGGGATTCCTTGATCGCCTCCATCTGGCGCCCGCACTTCCGGCACCAGAGGATCGTGTCGAGGTCGGGGGCGACGAGCAGCCCGGCGGCGCCGACGCTGCGATCCTCCGGGTCCATCTTGACCAGCAGGCGATGGCGCAGCGGGCGAAGTCGCATCGTTCCTCCTATGGCCGCTTCCGGCCGACGATGTCGAGGTAGACCGTGAGGTCCGCCCAGCCCCAGCGGGCGCCGGGCGTGTTATTGGCGAGCCGCACCTGCACGGCGTCTTTCACCGGCTGGCGCGCCCGCATCACGGCCCGGGCGAGCCGCGGGTAGTTGTCCGTCCCGCCGCCGGGCGAGATCGCCGCCGTGCCGATGAGCGTCCAGTTCGCCCCGCCGTCGCCGGAGACCTCCGCCTGGGCTGTGTAGGCGTCGCCGCGGTCCAGGAAGCGCACCGACACGCCATCGACGACGAGGTAGTCGTCCTCGGTGACTTCGTGCTGTCGCCCCGCGAGAGAAACGGTCTGCCCAAGCGGGACGAGCGCGGGCGAGGCGTAGATCGACGGGATCGCGTTGCCGATGTCGGTCGTGGCGCTGTTGTTGAACTGGTAGGTCGCCCCGGCATTGGTCCCGATGATCAGGATCGGCTCGTTCACGCCCGTCCCGGAGAGGCTGTCGATGGTTCCGGCCAGGGCGTCGATAGTCCCGGCGAGCGAGTCGATGGTGGTCGTGTTGACCGAGGAGTAGAGGGAGATCGCCGAATGCGGCACGGTGTCGATCTCCCAGTGCCCGGTGGTCGCCTCATACCACCAGATCTCCGTCGGCGTCGTCGCGCCGTCGAGCGGCAGGCCCCAGCCGACCCGGTTGTTATGCGTGTCGAAGGCGACCGTGATCTGGTTCAGCGCCGTCGCGTTGAGCCGCTGGATGAAGTTGCGCTGGTTGAGGCCGAGGATCGGCGTCAGCGACACGCCGTCGAACACGGTGATGCCGAGATGCGTCACGAAGGCGACGAGGTTGCCGAACTGGACGAGGCTGCCGGGGGCGAAGAGGCCCTCGCCGTTGGTCTGGAGGGTCTCGTAGCCGTAGGCGTCCGTGGAGATCCCGGTCGGGGTGAGCACGCAGATCCCGCGGGACTTCCCGACGTAGATGCGCCCGCCCTGCTTCCAGAAGCCGGTGATTGGCCAGGGGTCGCTGCGGAGGTCAAGCGCCCCGCTGCCGGTGCCGGTCCAGTCGGTCGCGCCACCGTTGACCAGGCCGATGACCGTCCAGCGGACACGCTGGGAGTAGGGGTTGCCGCCCTCGGTCGTATAGCCGAGGAAGAGGCGGTTGTCGTCGCCGACGATGGCGAAGCGGGAGGCGAAACCGCCGGGGTAGGCCGTCATCGTCCCGGCGCCGCCCGTCCAGGTCTTCAGGATATCGACGCCGTTGCCGTAGGCGAGCCGCCCCTTCGTCTCGGCGCCGAACGGAATGGCGGCGCACCAGAAGCGGCTGGTGTCCGGGCCGGTCCAGGCGGCGTCGAGGGTGACGGCGGACCAGGCCCCGGCGACCGACCGCTGCGTGGTGTCGCGCGTGTGCCGCGTCGTCTCGCCGGTGCCGTCGGCAAAGGTCCGGTCGAAGATGTCGATGACGCGCTTGCTGTCGAAGGCCGCCCCGTTCAGCGTCGTATAGCCGAAGCGGGAGCGGGCGAAGCCGCGATCCACCCGGAGGTTCTCCAGGCGCATAGCGGCGTCGCGCGACACGGCGCGCGGGTTGGCGTCAAGGGCCGCCCCTGCCGTGGGCGTGTTCAGCGAGATTTCCAGCAGGCTGCCCACCCACCACCTCTGCGCCGCCTAGAGCCGGACGCCGATGCCGAAGGAGAACACGGTCGAGTCGGTGTCCTGGCCGCTGCCGAACACCCGCTGCCGGACGACGGTGGCGCGGATATAGGCCCGGTCGAGGCCGATCTTGAGGCCGCCACCGACGGCCGCCTGCGTCTTGACCTGCGACTCGTAGGACCCCGCCCAGCGCACACCGTCGGCCCAGAGGAACGGCTGGAATCGGGCGTTGCTGCCGAGGTTCAACTCGAACGCCGGGCCGAAGCCGAGGCCGGTTGCGCCGTTGTCGTAGAAGAAGCGCGCCTCGGGGCCGATCTTGAACTGGCCGACGAGCGGGGCGAGCATGTCGAACGACAGACTGCCCGACCGGCCACGGCCATGCTCGTTCGCGGCATAGGAGCCGCCGAGGTCGATCTCGCCGTTATGGGCGGGCGAAGCGATGGCGGTCGCGGTCGCGGCGAACGTGGGTGTGGCAAGTAGCAGGACGACGAGCGTTGCGACGAGATAGCGCATGGAGCCTCCTGAGAGAAGCCGGGCGTTCACTTCTTGGGGTCCTGGGGTGCGTTGAAGATGATCTGGTGCGCGTACCCTCCGACGCTCGGCAGGATGACGCCGATGAGCCCCTGAGCGACGAGGAGCCAGTGGTTGTTGGCAAGCGATGGGAAGGTGTTGGTCGTGTCGTTGATGAGTTGAGCGAGCAGCGTGAGCAGGTTGATCCACTGGACGCCGCCTACGACGGACTTGAGCGACATGGAGCCTCCTGTGAGCGAGACGGCCGTGTCGAGCACCGTCTCGATGTTGCGTTGCGCGGGCGGGTCGTTACGACGCCGCCAGAGTCTAACCCACCAACCGAGGGCGCTCATGGATCGGCCAGCCGCGATACCGAGGCCGAAGCGCCGCCGCTGCCGCCGTCGTTGGGAAGATCGGGCGGCGGGACGTGCAACTGGGCGCTGACCCGGTCCGCCCAGCGCAGGAGCGCGCGGGTGTTGCGCCGGGTCTCCATCGTAATCTCCCGCAGATCCTTCGCTCCCTGCTGGTCGCCGCGCCACTCCTCGACGTTGCGGTCGATGCGCGCCTTGAACTCCAGGAGCGTCTCGATGTCGCGCTTCTGGGTGGCGCCCTGCTGAAGCAGTGTCGCGCCGTATCCGAGCGCGAGCCCGAGGAGCGCCGTTCCGCCGTGCTTGACCCAGCCATTGAGTTGCATGGAAGCCCCCGCCGTCAGGCTGCCACTGGAGGCAGCAGATCATGCGTCTCGGGGCTGGCATGTCCCTTGTTTAGACGACTGATCATTCTCATGCACCATTCACGCATGGCTTTGGCGCCTGGTTCCATGTGCGTGTTCGTCCCTTTGGGTTCACGATTTACCAGCACCATCAGCGCGAGTTCTGCTTGGAGACGCTTGACGCGAAGATAGGGCATGACAGCCCGCAGCAGCCGCTCGGCCTTGTCAGAATAGTGGATCAACTGGTGATGATCACGATGCCGCTTACTGCGGCTGCCTTGGGTGCATAGATGCCCCCCGGTAAGCCGCGCCAATTCTAGAAGTGTTTCTGCGTCACAATTGGTTAGGCTCACCTGCGGCGTACAATGGCCCCATTCCCGTGCGTGCCCCGATATGGAACCATCGCAGTCAATGAATGCCGCCAAGTATGCCGCCTCGGTTGGTGTCACACGACCTCCCGGAAACTAAAATAGCCGGTAGGATCTACGAGCCGCTCTCCTGACGCTTCATGAATCCGCAACTCCAAATGTAGATGATTTTGCATCAGCCCCCGCTCCGGGTGCCGTGCCTGCCAGTAGCCTGCGACCGCCTGCGCGATCCCGAGCGGGTCCCCGGTGGCGAACACGGCACTGGTGATGACATCCGGATGCGGCTTGACATAGAGCAACTTCAGCGAGAGATCCGCGAACTCGCCGATGCCGTCGAGGTGCAGGGAGGCGAGGTCGCTGCCGAGGTAGGCGATGCCAATGGCTTGGACGATGCACGGGCAGGGCGCGACGATGGCCGCCCCGACATCGGCCCGGAAGTCGAGGCCCCGGTGGCCGTAGTGCTGCCCCGACGCATCCATCCGGGGCGCGTCGTAGCCACCACCGCCGAAGCCGTCGAGGCCGCGCAGCCCGACGAAGGGGCGGACGGGCGGGGCGAGGGTCAGGTCGCGGGTCGTCATCACGTCACCACGTCGTAGTAGACTACTGCGTGCCACGTCACACCAAGCCCCGCCGCGGGCATCGTGAAAGTCGTGTCGGTGCCGTAGCCGGTGCTGACGAGGCCCCCGGCGTCGTAACTCTCATCGACATCCGTAATCGACCCGCCGATGGCGATGGCGTTACCCGCCGTCCAGCCGATGGAGGCGGGCAGGTTCGTCGTCGTGATCGCCAGGGCGGCACTGCCGACAACGCCGAGGACCGCCGTGCGATAGAACAGGATGCGGCGGATCGCGTGCATCCGTCCGGCGACGCCCGGCAGCGTTACGGTCAGGGAGGCGTTCGCGGTTCCGTCCTGAGCGACGACCACGGCTATCCCCCATAGAAGGCATAGAAGTCGAAGGAGGCCGTGCCGGACACGCGCGTCAGGGTGATCGTGTCGGGGATCGGCACCGGCACCTTCTGGCCGTCGAACGGGGAGGTCAGAGTCGCGTGCGTCACGCCGGTCCCGGAGATGACCGCCGTAGCGAGCGTGATTGTCGCGTCGCTGTCGAGTGTTTTCTTGAAGGTGATGGTCCACGACTGGACGCCGGTGCCGGAGGTCAGATCGACGACGAAACGGGCGTTGTCGAAGCACGCCTCGCTGACGGGCAGGGAGATGTCCTGCGTCGAGTTGACACTCGCAACCGAACCGAGCCGTACGTAGGGACCGGGCATATGACGTTCCTCCTCCCTGCTAAACGATGGGGATCTCTTCCCAGACCAGTGCGCCGAGGCCGGTCACGGCGGTCAGCGCCCCGATGCCGATGAAGCCGCCGGGCTGGACGGTGAAGAGACCCTCCAGATCGACGGGCATCTGCGGCGCCGGGAGCGCGGCGGCGGTGAAGCCGTCCCAGAGTTGGAAGAGCCAGGTCGGCGTCACGATGGTCGCCGCCGAGAGCGGGATGCCGACGCCCGCGCCGGTATTGCCGATGTTGGTGTTCTGGCGGGTCAGGGGGGTCGTCTGCGCCGTGACGCCGCCGGTTGCCGCCCAGCCGCCGAGGAGACCGATGGTCGCGATGGCCGCCGGGGCGACGGAGAGCGCATACTTGACCTTCAGGATGCTGAGATACTTGCCGGAGCCGGGCGGGTTGTAGACGAGGATGCCGGTGTAGGTCGTGGCGAGCGCGACGGAGACGGCCTGCGCGGCCTGGTTCGCCGCCGAGAAGATAAGATTGCGCGAGGCGGCCTCGTTATAGCGGCCATGTGCCTGGGCGACGACAGCCTCGCCGGTCTTGCCTGCCCGCGCCGGGACTTCGCTGCCATCGGCGACGAGATCCGGCCCCACCCCCAACTTAATCGCATCGGCCATGCTATTTCTCCTCTAGCAATTGTACCGCACGGACGAGGAGTAGACGGATCTCGTCGAGCGTGTCGGCGACCCCGGCGTCGGTTGTGCGGAGCGCCGGGCGGCCGTCGGCGTCGCTGGCGACCCGAGCGGTGCCGGGCGCGCTTGTAACCACCACGGGTTGATAGGGTTGGACGGTCTCGCTCATGGCTACGTTTCTACCCCGCTCGCCGTGACCGTCAAGGCCCCGGCGGTTCCCTGCAAGGCGCGGATCGTCCCGGCCGCGGAGATCGTCGCCAGCCCGCTCCAGTCGTAGGTCCCGAAGGCGGCGATGCTGAACGCCGAGAGCCAGTGGTTCGCCGCGCCGAGCGCCCCGCCTGCATTCAGGCCGAGCGTGATGGTCGCCGCCGAGCCGGTCGTATTGCAGACGTGGATGTTGCGGACGGCCGTGGGCGTCGCCGGGGCGGTGTAGAGGAGGGTGTCGCCCGTGCCAGGCTGGCCTTCGTAGAGCAACTTGAGGACGTCGGCCATCGACTACCCCCCTACTCGACTGTCCACTTGACAACGCTCAGAAAAGTCGGCGGCGACGCGGCGACTGCCGATGCCGGGAGTGACGTCTGCCCCCCGGCGACGTTCAACTTGTCGAAGCCGAGGAGCGTCACGGTCGCCGAGGTCGTCGCCGCCCCCGGTAGCGCCTGGATGACCCGCCGGAAGTGCTGCACCAGCGTCACCGTCAGCCGCGCGGCCCAGGCGGGGCACTCGTCGGGCGTCTTCGGCAGCGCCGGGAGGGTCACGACGGCGGGGAGTTTCGGCGATTCAGCCATCGACGGTCGAGACCTCGCCCCGGGCGCGGTAGAGGAAGCGGACCTCGTAGATCCGCACCGTCGTTATGTTCCCGGCGCTGCGGTCATCCTCCGGGCGGAAGGTGACATAGAAGGTGTCCCAGGTTGGATACCCGCCGGGTCCTGCGTTGAGCGTCTGTACCTCCTGCGTCCGGCTGCCGAAGAGGCTGAAGGTGTTGTGGTTCAGCGTCGTCCCGGCGACCCGCTGGACGTAGGCGTCGAGGTGGGAGAAGCCGCCCGCGCCGACGGTGATCTCGTAGTCCAGCCAGATCCCGGTGAGGATGCCCTGGCCGACGTGGCCGGTCACGGGCTGGAGTCGCATCGAGGAGCGAGTGCCGCCGACCGTGTAGGTGCCGTCGGCGTAGGTGGCCGAGTTGCCGTCGCGGCAGTTGCCCGGGTTGTTCCAGGGGTCGGAGCCATAGTTGAACGGCGTCGTGTCCGGGCTGACGATGGTGGACGAGGGGATTTCGTAGTTCAGCATCGGCGGCTCGGCTACTCGATCTGGAGGATGACGGTGACGTCGGCGGCGGCGGTCGAGCTGCCGACCGTGCCGTACTTGATGACCAACTCGTCGTCGGTGGCGAGCGCCGCGGCGATGGCGGTCGTTTCGGCGGCGAAGTTGCTGGAGGCCGCCGTCAGCGTCACGGTGCCGATCTGCGTCGAGGAGCCGTCGATGAAGCGGTCCACGCCGACCGCCGGGGCCGCGAGTTTCCGCACGGTGACGACGAGATCGGCCCCGACCGGCTTCGTGCCGACGACGACGAGGAGTTTCTGGAGCGTCCGCGCCGGGGCGCCGGTGAACGACGGCACCTTGTAGACGACGCGCTTGAGATAGGCCGAGGCAGCGGGAGCAGGGTCGCCGATGACCGCCCGGAGCAGCGCGCCCACCGCCTTTCCCGACTTGGTGATCAGGTTGCCGCTGGAATCGACGAGATCCCCGGGGATCTCCGTCTGATTCGCCTGCGTCGCATGGCTGCCGCCATAGATCCGCATCTTCTTCGCCGTCCCGGCGTTGTCCCAGGCGAGGGTCAGGTAGCCCGCGTCGGTCTGGAAGGTCTGCGTCTCGATGCCGATGCACGCCTTCCCGTCGTTGTTCTCGGTGACGCCGGGCGCGGGCGGGGCGGTCCCGACGAACTTCCTGCCGCCCTGCATCTCCCGTTCGAGGAGATCCTGCCGCACCCGGCGGATGGCGTCGTCGATGGTGTTGGCGGCGTCGGTTCCGGCGGCGTCGCCCGCGTTCCAGGCTCGGGTGCTCATCGCTACACCCCCGTCCGCGAGTTGCGCGAGGCCGGGTGCGGCCGGATGCCATGCGGCGTCACGGCCGTCCGGCGGGTCCGGCGCAGCGGTGTGTCACGCTGCGAGAGCCACGCCTGGAACTCCTGCTCGGCGGTGGCCGCGCGCTCGACGTCGCCGAGGTCCCGGAAGCCGTGGATGGCGGCGACCAATTCGATGGCATAGTGCCACTCGACCTCGATCAGCGGGGAGTCGGCGCCGTTCGGGCCGAAGGTCGGCCGGGCATAGTAGTAGTCCTGGATGGAGTAGATGCCGTCCACCTTGGGATACCAGTAGCGGCTGCCACCGAACTCGATGTAGTAGACGGGGTGGCCGGGGGAGGCGTTCTGCCGCGCCCAGAGGTACTCCCGCCACTCGCCGGGGAAGCGGGAGAGGACGAACTTCGACGTCAAGTCCTCGACCTCGATCAGAGAGAAGGCGCCCGCCGGGAGCGCCGCGGAGACGTCGTTGGCGGCCGTGTTGAAAGGCGCGGCGAGCGTCTCCAGGGACCGCAGATGCACCCGCTTCGTCGTCAGGTCGAGCAGGCCGTTGTCGAGCCAGCCGTCGAGTTGGGTCGTCGTCAACTCGGGACGGTTGCCGAGCCGATACAGCAGGTCGGAGCGCAGCGTCGTGCGGTTCATCCCATCACTATATACGAATAGAACAGCGACGCGCCCGCGGGCGGTGTGCCTCCCTGGATGGCAGTCAGCGTGGTCGGCGTCGCCGTCCAAATAGGAGGCGAAAGCAGCGCAACCGCGCCGAGATCGGCAACGGTGACCACAGCGAAGGGCGCATTCGGCCAGGCATCATCGCGGAAGATGATCTGCCATTCCGGGCCGACGCCGGGCGCCGAGCCGACGCTGACGACGAAGGACCCCCGCTGGTCGTTGCTGCCTGCGGTGATACTCAGCGCCGCTCCAACCCCCCAGTTGCCGCCCAGCACGATGTTCGCAGGCGTCGGCCCCTTGTTGCAGGCAAGACGGCGCATCTGGGTGACGCTCATGGGAGGTTCTCCGTCGTCGAGGGCAGCGGGGGGCGCAGCGCGACGTTCATGGCGTAGTCCGGCTCATCGTAGCAGCCCTGAAAGCCACCGGAGGTCAGGCAGACGCGCAGCCCGGCCTTCGGATGCGGCGGATCGGGGATGATGGTCTGATCCATGCGGACCACCCGGTCGCAGATGTCACAGTGGTAGTGGCGGCTGCGCTGGTTGAAGCGGCCGTATTCGCGGCGGCCGATGGCGGGATCGTCCATGCTGCCCCCGCTAGGCCGTGTCGATGGTCATGCAGGACCCGGCGACCCAGCCCGTCGTCATCGCGTCCATGTAGAGGCCCTTGTGGATCGGCACCTTCTCCGACCATTCCTTGTCTTCCGTGACCGTCTGGCTGGCCGCGGTCGGGATGAACTGGAAGACGATGGGACCGGACGCCGACTCTTTCCGCAGGATGATCGGGCCGTTCGCGGCCGTCGCCGGGCCGGTCCCGGCGATATGGATCGCCGAGAACTTCACCCACTCGCCCTTGGTGGCGTCCTTGATCACCCGGGCGGTGATGGGCGAGTTGAGGTCGATGAAGATCGTCCGTTCGCCGTAGGGGCCGTCGGCCATGTCGTCCTCCTAGATCGGCTTCCCGTAGCGCGACGACTTGCCGAGGCGGCTGAAATGGAACTCCTTGGCCGTGTCGCGGTCGAGTTTCGTCTTGACGGAGGGCGTCAGGCGGGATTTCCCGCCGCCCTTCTTCGCCATCGCTCGTTTCTTCATGGCGCGCATCGCCGCCTCAGATCGTCAGGCCGTAGCGGTCGCCGCGGGTTCGCTGGCCGCCCTTCGGCTTCATGCTCTTCGTCTTGACCCGCGCCTTCTCGCCACCCTTTTCCGGGGGCTTGCCCTTCGTCTTCTTCTTCATGCGACCTCCTAGCGTCAGCGGCCCGAGACTGCCGGTCGAGACCATCCCGTCAGTCCTTCGCCGAAATGGACGGATTGAGCGTGGCATCGTAACGGTGCGACTGCACAGCGCAGACCACCCACGCCATGTAGGTCCCCATCACAGCCCCGGCAGTGGCGATGCTCAGACGCAGACGACTCGTCGGGGCGGCGCCGGACGCGCTGCGGGCCAGGTCACGCGCGGTGGGGTTGATGAACGCCTGGCCCGTCGCCATGCCAGAAAACGTCTTCGCCTCTGCGGCGACAGTATAGCGGTTGACCGTGGTGAAGCCCGCATGGAGCGCAGTCCCGGTGGCAGTGACAGTCGCGGTAGAGGTGCCCGGTGTACCGAGCACGCTGCCGAGAATACTGATCACTCGGAGTGCCGTGTCGGTGCCTGCCTCCGCCTCGTCACGCGGCCCGGCTACGGAGAGCCGCTTCTGAAACAGGGGGATGACGATGCAGCCTCCAAGCGCCGGACCTACCACGCTGCTGCGGCCCATCTAGTCCTCCACGGTCGCTTCGGTCGCGCTGTTACGGACATGCCCTGTGACCCAGACCAACAGATAGGCGGAAAAAGCGGCGATGGGAACGATGTCGGCGGCTCCGGTTTGGCCGATGGAGATCCGCACCTGACCGTCCTGAAGCAGCCCAATCGGGGAGTTGGGCGCGATGCCGTCCATCGGCGGGGCCGAGTCCCGATCCACCAATATCTGTTCGTTCACGTCGATGTCGAGGAGTTGGGTGAAATCCACGAAAGCGGCCTGTAGGGGGTCGAAGTAGTCCACCGAGCCGAGAATCGTGCCGGTTGTCTCGGTGTGCCCGCGCAGGTCGTAGCAGATCGCCTCGGCGCGACAGTTGTAGGGCAGAGTGAGCCGCCCGGTGCCGTTGGTGCCGCCCGCCTGGACGATGTCCGTGCCTTGGAAGTAGAGCAGATCATAGTAGCCCGCCACGGGGCCGGACTTCTTGCTCTGCCCGCTTTCGGCGAAGGGCGACGCAATCGTGACATGGTCGGTGAAGTAGCCCGTGACCCAGGCCATGAACTGCCCCGCCGGGTTGGTGCCGCCAGCAGTCGTCTGGATGATCAGATCCAGGCTGTCGCCCATTGCGAAGTTGCGCCGCGTCTGCTGCAAGGTCGTGGTATTGATGCGGCGCGGCGTGCTGCCGACGGAGGCGAAACCGGAGGTGACGATCAGAGACGTGGCATCGGCGTGCCGCAGGTCCCAAGCGTTGATGTTCGCCCCCCAACTGTCGATGGAGACACTGGAGGCCCGAAACGGCTGCCGGAAGGGGAAGCGGCAGACCGTCTGGGTCGTCGAGAGCGGGGTGTCGATCTGCGAAACCAGTGCGATGGTGACGTAATTGCCCACCATCGTCTGGCCGTAGACCCGCGTGCTGGTGCCGCTGGGAATCGGCGTCAGGATGCCGCCATGCGTTCGAGCCATCTAGCCCTCCACGCCCGAGGTCCGGGGGGTACAGGCCAGGGGTTGCTAGACCCCCGGGCTTCCGTAGACCGACCGCCAGTCACCGAACCCGAGCGCGAACCGCGTCGCGATGGTGTTCACCTGCGACTTGGTGGACTTGTCGTCGTAGGAGTCGAGGACCGGCGCCGTCCGCATGAAGAAGTTGCAGTCGTGCTGCTCGGCCTGGATCAGCCAGCGGCCGAGCCCGGTGATGCCGAAGTGGAGCACGACCGGGGTGATGATCCCCTTCAGGACGTTCTTCGTATTGTCGGCCGTGAACGGCTTGCCCTCGGACTCCAGGATCTCCCGGACCAAGAACATCTGGTCGGGGGTGATGATCAACTTCGCCGGGCGCCCGACGTCGATGCGGTTGTCGGCGGCGTCCTGGATCTTCTCGAACTGGATCAGCGCCGACTGGAGGACCGATTCGGAGATGTCCGCCGCGGTCCTGTTGCTGGTGTAGGCCATCGTCGAGCCGAGCGGGTGGGTGTGCGAAGCGTTCAGCAGCGACAAGGTGTCGAAGCCGGTGAAGGGGGTGGTGTCGCCGGAGTCCATCCGGTTGAACAGCCCGGCACCCTCGATGTTGAGCGTCTCGTTGGCCGACTTGCCGAGCGAGGAGAGCGTCCGCCGGATGAAGCCGTAGAGTTCGTCGTCCTCGGCCTCCCAGGTCGTCCGCACGCCCAGCGCGAAGGCGGCGTGCGTGTACCGCTTCTCACGGCCGACCACCGGGTCGGTCATGGTGATCGCCCCGCCCTCGGTCTTGAAGGTCAGGGAGCCGAGACCGACGACCTCACGGTCGAACTCGAAGTTCTTGCGCGAGGTGTAGGTGTTCAGGTAGTCGGGGTATTCCAGCGGGTAGCGCCGGAACTCGTCGCCGACCAACTTGCGGATGCCCTCGACGAGCAGCGGCGATACAGACGAGGTTGTGAGTGCCATCGGGGGCTCCTAGAGGTTCCAGGCCGTCGTGGTGGCGGCGGAGAGGAACTTGAAGTAGACCGGGCCGCCCGCGGTGTAGTTCGCGGCGGGACCCGTGTTGGTGACGCCGGACGTGACCTCGGCAGAGGCGGTCAACTTGAGGCAGGCCGCCGCCGACGCCTTCGAGGGCCGCCAGTTGCCCGAGGCGACCTTGATGATGTCGTAGGAGGTTCCGAGGGCGTCGGTGTCGGCGTAGGTCTCGGAGGCGCCGAGCAGCCCGACCCAGAGATCGTTCACCCGGATGACCTGGACGGAGACGTAGGAGCGCAGCACGGCGGCGGTCCCGGGCGTGGCGATGGTCTGGGCGTCGTTCATGGCGAACCCGAGATGCACCCCGGCGGTCGCGGTGACGGCGACCAGCACCTTGCCGGAGGTGATCTTCAGCAGGTCGCCCTTGAGGAAGGTCTCGGCCGCGGTCGGGACGAAGTGCAGGACGAGGCCCTCGTCGCCCCGATACTGCGGCACATACTCGACGGAAACGGGCTTGTAGGCCATCGACGGCTCCTGTTACTTCGCCTTGCCGGATGCGGCGGCGGATTCGGTGATTTGGGTTCGGTCGAAGACGTCCTCGCCGGGGGTCCCCGACGTGACGAACGGAATGACGCGGTTGCGCGAGCGCCCCTTGGTGTCCTCGGCGAGCGCATCGAGCGTGGCGCGGACGGAGGCGGAGCGCCGGGTGAGCCGCTGGTTGATCTGGGCGCGGATGGCCTCGTTGCGCCGCTTGGGCATCGCCCAGAGTTCCGTGTCCATCCACTGAATGCGGCCCTTGGCGTTGAGCAGGATCTCGTCGAAGCCGTAGCGGGCGAGCAGCGCCATCGACGCCGGGTCGTTGCGGTTGAACTCGACCGGCTCCCAGCCCTGATACCGCTTGAGTTGCTGGTTGTGCGCCGAGACCTTGACCCAGTAGAAGCGCAGGTCGGGGTCGAGGTTCTCGACCCGGCCCATGAGTTCGGTCGGGCCGGAGTCCCAGTAGGGCGGGAGCGCCTCTTCCTTCGGGGCGCGGACGACAGGCGTGGGCTCGGGCTCGGCGGCGGCCGGGGAGGGGACCGTGGTGGGACGCGCCGAGGCCGGTGCAGGTTTCGTCGTGTCCATTTCAGTCCTCCTCCACCGGGTAAGGGGCTCCGCTGCCGGTCTTCATGTCGCGGAGTTCGCAGATGGGCACACCGCCAAGGTTCTTGATGCCGATGGGGCCGTACTTGCGCTCCATCTTGGCGATCTCATGGCGCTGCCGCTTCACGTCGGTCGGGGTCATCCTGAAAATGGTCTTGGCGAGAGCGGCGTCCTCGTCGCTGATCTCGATGGCGCGGATGGCCTCTTCCTCGGAGGGGGCTGCGGCTGCGGGGGCGCCAACGACGCCGGTGTGAATCGTCTCGGTCGGCGGGCGGCGGGCCGGGGCGGCGGCGGCAGCCTCGGCGGCCTTCTTCGCTGCTTCGGCGGCTGCGGCGGCGTCGCGGGCGGCGATCTTCTCGGCGACCCGGGCATCGGCGATCTCGTCGATGTAGGCCGGGTCTTCGCTGGCGACGCTGCGGATGACCGATTCGAGTCCCTTCTCGGCGATGTAGATGTCGCCGCCGAGTTCGGTCGCGCGGGCCTCCACCTTGTCGCGGTAACGCTTGTAGAGGCGGCCGACGTCCGGGTCCTTCTCGGCGATGCGCCGGTTCAGTTGCGCGGCGGCGCGGATGTTCTGCCCCTGCATCGGCATCAGGACGGTGGAGACGAGTTCCTCGGTGTATTTGCCCGCGCCCTTCGCTCCGGCGTCGTCGAGGCGCTTCATCAGATCGTCGCGGGAGGGGGCGGGAGGAGCGGGCGGCGCGGCAGGCTTGCGAATCTCCGCTGCGAGCCGGTTGACCAGTTCGTCGGTTGCGGAAGGCGTCGGATCAGGCATCGAAGGTCTCCATCAACGAGCGTAGCACAGCGCGGACGCACACACGGTTTTACAACTCCCCATAGGCGGACGTCGGCGCGTTGCTGCGCGGTGGTTTACGGGTGGCGGCAACCGGGTTGCCGAGGTGGCGGTCGAGCATCGCCTGGACGAGTGCGGTGTCCTCGGCGAGACGGGCGAGGGCGGTGTGCAGGCGGCGGAAGCGGGTGGAGGAGACGCGCTTCGGGTGGAGGATGGCCGACTCCAGCACGGCGCGCTCCTGCTCGAAGACCCAGAGGACGCGCTCGTAGACCTGCACCATCGAGGTTTCGACCGGATGGGCGGTGGCGTATTGGGCGATGCGGGTGGCGAGGGGTCTCATGGCTTGAAGCCCGCCTGCTCACGGCGCAGCACCCGGAAGCGCGCTCCGTCCATCTCGACGTAGAGCAGCGTGTCGTTCTCCGGTTCGTGGACCGTCAGCGACCGCTTGTCGGGCGGGTCGTCGGGGCCGAGGGCGTGGACGTGGCGGCCACTCCAGCCGTCGTCCCAGGTCGCGCGCTGTCTCACTGAACGGCGCCTCCCCCGCCGCCCGCCGCGATGGCCGCGATGAGGTCCGGCAGCCCGGGCGACACCGGGGGCGCACCCGGAGGTGGTTGGAGAGGCCCGCCCGGCGCGGCCCCCGGCGGCCCTCCAGCGGCAGCACCCGGGGGGATGCCCGGCATGGCGGCGGGAGGTGGCGCTGCCAGCGCGGCGAGCCGCTTGGAGATTTCCGGGATGATGGTCTTGGCATCCGGCTGGTTGCTCATTTCGACCAGGCGGCGCATCTGTTCCTCGGAGGAGCGCACCAGGTCGAGGAGGAGCCCCTGCGCGGCGGCGCCGTTGGGAAGCGCCCCGGCCTGGAGGAAAAGTTGGGCGTACTCGACGATCTCCCGGCGCCAGCCCTGCGCGGCCTGGGAGACCGCGACCGCGTTCTGCTTGTCGAGTTCGACCGAGCGAGTCGCCGACGACGCGAACAGCCGGATGCGGATCGCCTCGGAGAGCGACCGCTGCTCGCGCACCGATTTGCCGATGATGGTTTCCAGGAGCGTCCCGCGCGCCAGGCCGAGGACACGCTGGAAGATGCCCCGGTCGGACTCGTAGTAGAGGACGAACACGCGCGACATGACCCGGCCGATGGTGTCGCGTATCCGGTCGATGAGTTCGTCGATCAGTTCGGCGCCGAGTTGCTGGGTCGCGAGGCCGAGGGTGGCGGGTGTCCGGCGGCCCTCCGAGACCTCCCCGAGCCGATTCGGCCCGATGCGCGTCAGTTCCTCGATGATGCCCTTGAAGAAGGCGACGGTCTCGAACGAGGTCGCCGAGGGGTCGGGGAACTTCAGCACGCCGATCTCGTCCTTCTCCTCCTTGTAGGGCACGGGGGTTCCGGGGGTGAAGCCATTCGCCAGGACCTCCGCCGCCATGCCGTCCTCCGGGTACAGGAGGCAGGGCGCGTTGGCGAGCGTCTGGGCGTCGAAGGTCTGGTTGACCGCCGTGTTGATGGCGCGAACGGGCTGGATAATCGGCTCGATGACGCCGCGGCCGAAGACGGTGCCGGGGCGCGGCGAGGCGACCTCGACCTCGAAGGGCTTGATGCCGTCGCCGAGGACGATACGCAGGATGCGATTCGCCCGCAGCGAGTAGGTGATGACGAGGTCGTAGAAGCGGCCGTCACCGTAGGGGTCGCAGACGTAGTAGACCTCGTAGATGCGGTGGCCGAGGACCTGGGGCATCTGGCCCTGCGACTCCAGCCGCGTGGCCGTGTCGGGGTCCGAGGAGAGTTGCTCCCCGCCCATCTTGATGACCTCCTCGACGTCCTTGTAGCCCCAGGGAGCAGCGCCCCGGACGCGCAGCGCGGCCTCGGTCAGCATGACCCAGTTGCCGACCCAGGGCATCTCCTGGACGCTGTGCCAGATTCCGGCGGGCCAGATCCATGTCCCGACCGGCACGACGAGGATGCGCGGGCCGCGGTGGAACGTCACGGTCGCCGTGCCGCTGCGGGTCGTGACCTTGCGCGAGTCGTCGTCGAGCGTGACCTTCAGGGGGCCGATGCCCGTCACCAGCATCTCCTCGGCCCATTCGTCGAGGACGCGCTTCAGGTCGAGATGGCCGGGGTCGAGGGAGACGTACTCGGCGAACTCGACGGCGGCCTGGGTCGCCTCGAACTCGGCGTCGGGGGCGATCCCGGCGTGCTCCGGCGACGTCACCTCGGCGACGAACAGGCGCTTCTGCTTGGTGATGGTCTGCTTGATGCTGGCCTTCAGCGCGTCGAGGACGATGCGGGGGATCGGCACGAAGACGGACGAGTTGCCGGTCCACGACGCGATGCCGTTGCGGCGGACGTAGATCGCATGGTTGCGGACGGTGACGCAGAAGGCCGTGTCGTTGTAAGGCACGGCCGCCGCCTCCTTGGCCGCGTCGAGTTTGGCGTAGTCCTTGTGCAACACGGGGATGGTAAACTGGGGGCGAACACCATGAATTGGACGTCCTCGAATAACGCCGCCTGCCCCGGGTTCCTGCCGGATCACCGAAGCACGCTTACCCGTGAGTTGGATGAGGATTTGGAGATCGCCAGCAAGACCCTCCGATACTGTCGTCATCGACGTCGATTCGTAGTTCTGGTGGGCCTGCGGCGCACGGGTATGCCCGTCCCCGAGAATCTCGCCCTCAAGATAGCGCCCGATCAGCGCCGCGTTAAGATCGAAGATGAACGGCGGCACGCGCTTCTCATGGGCATGGCCGAACTGGCGAAGTTCTGCGAGGAGCGCGGCGGGGATCGTCCGCGCCCGGATCATATATGCCTCGTTGCTGGCTAGCCGCGTCCACGAAAACTCCAAGCGGTTCAGCAGCGCCTCGATGCGGGCGCACTTTTCGGGATTCGCCGTCTTGCTCTGGCCGATGTAGATCGATCCGTTCGGGCCGTCGGGTCCTTCTCCCTGCCAACCCTCCGCCGTGAACCAGCCGAGGAACTCCATGACGTCGCCCGCATCAAGCCCGAAGAGTTCGTCTGGCGTCTCGCCGAACCATTGGCCGGTCAGCGGCACGCGGAGGCCCGTTGCCTTCCACGCCATGTGCGCCGACATCCGCTGTGTCTGACTCGCCTCGGTGCGGACGACCATCTGGTGCTCGCCCGTGACAAGTTGGTCGATGGACTTGCTGCGGAAATGGATGAGTGTCTCGGCCTGCACGCGGGGCAGCGCCTCGACCGGCGCCCACTCAAGCAGGCTGCTGCCGTCCTGACGGGTCAGAACGAGATCGCCGACCCGGACGGCATCGACACGGCACCACCCGGCGCGGGTGCAGATTTCGGTGTCGCGTGACAGGGGTGCGTGCGGCCACGGAAACGCCTTCTCGCGCGGGCGCGGATCGACGAACTCCCGCCAGAGGATGATCGACTCGCGGAACGGCCGGGTCTCCATTTCGGCGCGGGTGATCTCGTCGTGCAGGAAGCCGCAGAGGCGGGCGGCCTCGGTTGTCGTCAGGGCGATGCCGCCGTAGGACTCGCGGGTCTCGCCGACCTTTGCCGAGGGCGACTGCGCGAGGCCGGGCTGGTTGGTGCCGGTCGAGGGGTAGGGGACTTGATCGGCCATGCCGCAGCCTCGCTAGATGGGGATACCGTGGCGCGAACCGCGCGCCCGCTTCGGGAGACCGCGCCGCTTCGTCCCGGCGAACTCCTTGAGTTGGGCAACGGACATGCCGGTGCGTGTTTTCTTCCCGGCCCGGGCGCGGGCGAGGTCGGCCCCCATCATGCGCTGTTGTTTCTGCGACACGGCGGGCATCAGCGATTCCTCTCGAAGCGGTCGGCTTCGTCGGTGGTCATGCAGCCGTAACGCCTTGCCTCGGCGTCGGTCATCGGGCGCATGTAGAGCGGGTGCAGGAGGCGGCGCAGACGGCCGGGCGCGTTGAAGGCACACCAGACGATGCGGCGGCGGATCGACTTCGGCAGCACGTTCAGCCAGCGGCGCGAGCGCCAGCCACGGCCGACCCGCGGCTCGAACACCTCAAGCATCGGGACCTCCTTCTCCATGATACGCCCGGGCGCGTCAATAGCCGGTCGTCGGGTCGGCGTCCCGCCGCCGCTGCTGCGCCGTGGCGACCGCCGCCGCCGCGAGGCCCTCGGTCGCCGTGCGGCCGTGGCCCCAGACGCGCGGCCCGTTGCTGATGGCGTCGAGGAGGTCGTGCTTCGCCCCCTTGACGCCGAACTTGTCGTATTCCTCGCGGAAGATCCGGTGCGCGGCGTTGATGTAGAAGCACCCCGACTCGATGATCGGCGAGAGGGCGTAACGGATGCGGTCTTCCTGGGCGCCCTCGGCACGGAGGCGCGGCAGAGGCATGATGTCGGCGGAGCGCAGGCTGTTGATCCCCCGGGCGCGTGCCGTTGTCAGAATCGAGTCGGGGATGGTCGCCTGGTAGCCGACCGACTCGACGGCGATGCGGCGGACGTAGGGCCGGTAGCGGGTATAGAGGTCGAGGATGGCGTTGATGTGTTCGTGGGCCGGGGCGTTGCGGGCGTATTCCTCGATGAGAAAGCGGCGCGAGCCGGTTCGCTCGCAGCCGACGAGGGCGATGGCGAAGCGGGAGCGATCCGACGCTGCCTGCTCCGAAGGCGCCGGGTCGATCAGCAGATACATGGAGAGGGCGGCGAGGGGGATGAGTTCGTGGGCGCCGTCGGGGCCGCCCGCACTATGCTCGAAGTTGAAGTTCCCCATACGCCGCGCCTCCTCGACGCGGCCCGGGCTGGCGCCGACCCGCAGCGCCGGTTCGCCGCCAGGGGTGTGGTGCCAGGACCACTGGCGCAGCCACGCCTTGTCGAAGTGCAGCGTCGAGGGATCGACCGGGTTGTTCTCGCATTGCGCCTGGTACATGTAGGTCGGCATCGAGGCGCGGGCGGCGTCGATGAAGGAGACGTCCGGCGCGGAGCCGTCGGGGTTGAGCAACGCGACCGGGAAAAAGGGCGGCTCATGGACGTGGCCCGGCTCGCGGCCGCCGACGCAGCCCGCGCAGGCCGTCAGCCCGCGCTCCCAGACCTGCACGTCGCGGAAGTAGGGGTTTGTCGGCCGCAACTGGTCCTGCACGTCGCCGATGCGCCAGAAGTTGCCGATGAAGGCGAGGGCGCCGTGCTCCGAGCGGACAAGGTTGCGCGACAGGAGCATCCACTCGCAGATACGCCGGACCTCGATCTCGCTGAAGTAGTTTTGCTCATGGATCGGGTCGTCGATGAAGCCGAAGTCGAAGTGGAAGGACGTCGAGACCGACTCCATGCCGCAGGGAGTGATGGTCGGGTCGCCGACCTCGACCGTGCGGAACAGCAGCAGCCCGGTCTTCATCGACTGGGTGCGGATGCGGACCCAGGGGCAGAGGGCGCGGTAGGCTTCGGACTCGTTGTAGACCCGGACGATGCGCGACAGGAACGAGTAGGAGGCGATGTCCTTCTTCGGCGCGACGATGGCGATGCGCGAGTTGATGCCCTGCTGCGGGGTGCCAGGCTGCGGCAATTGCGCCCAGAGCCAGAACGGGAAGGAGATGGTGATCGAGGAGGTCTTGCCGCTGCTGCGCGGGTCGCGATAGGCGACGATGGCGTCGGGGCGGGTGATGGCGGCCTGGAACCAACGCTGCCCGGGCTTGTGGATGGTCGCGGAGAGGCGGTCCATACCAATCAGCCTCGTCGCGACGAAGTGGAGCCCGTCCGGGCCGCGGACCTCGTCGAGCAGATCGTCGCGGACGCGGGCGGGGGAGACGTCGCCGGGTTCGAGGGTGCCGTCGCGGTGCATCAGTCAGGCTCCTCGCCGTCATCGTCCAGCGCGCCGACGCCAAACAGCCGCCGCAGCAGCCGCAGCGCGCCGTCTTCCTCCTCGGCGGGCTCGTTGCTGTCGGCGGGTCGGCGTGCGGCCGGGTTAAAGGCCGCCGCCACCGTCTCCCGGGTCACTCCCCGCGCTTCCAGGAGGCAGCGCAACTTCCGCAGCGCGTTCTCCTGCGCCACCTGCACCTGCGCTATCGTCAGGTGAAGGCGGCGGGCCACCTCCGACTGCTCCATCACCACCGCGGACAGCAGCGGCGACGGTCGCCGGGGTGCCTTCGAGCGTGACCCGTTCCGTCGTTGTGCGTGTTCCATCCGTGCGCTCCGTAATCGCCTTGGTATGGATCGCCTTGAGCAAGTCCGACACGTTCGTCCGGCCGATTTGCAGCGCGGCGCGGCCCAGTTCGATGAGTTCGCTGGCGACCTGGTTGCGGAGCGACTGCTTGTCGGCGTTCCGCATCAGGTCGATCTTCGTCTCGATGGCCTCCAGGACGACCTCCTGGAGCCGTTCGCGCATGGATTCATCGACACGGGCGAGCATCGAGGCGCGTTCCCGCTCGTAGTGCCGGGTGAAGTCGTCGCTCCTGATGAAATTGTCGATGGTGGTCGGTGCCCAGCCCACTCGGCGGGCGATTTCGTTCGTTCGGAGCCCGCAAAAGGCCAGCCAGACGATGTTTCGGAGGACATTGGGGTAGGCGACGAGGGAATTTCCGTTCGAGCGGGGCTGCGCGGCGACCATTTCGGCGAGCGGGATGTCATCGGGGAGGGCGAGGGCGGGTTGGACGGCTTGCGTCAGCCGATCTCCGACCGAAAGTCCATCCCGGCCGAGGTGCGACTCGACCGAAATGCGCGTGATTCCGCCGCCGTCCTTCGGGGGCCGCCCCCGCCGCCGTTTTCCGACGAACATGACATCAACATACGCGCTCCTACCGATGGTGTCAACCTCGCCCGCGCCCACAACTGGCGGTGGCACGCTCCGCACATCCCCGCACGCCTACGTAACTCGTTGATTCTGCGGGACTTAGTCGGATTCGCGCGGAATTCCATTTTTCCGGCGCGGAGGATGGGGGTCCTGACGGGGGCGGACGAGCGAGTGAAGGGGGGGCCACGGGGCCGCGCCGGGGCTGCCGACCTAGGGACCGGGCTGCGCCTAGGCAACCGTGCCGAGATGCCTATGCCGATCCGCCGCGGTGTCTAGTCTAGTCTCCAGTCTAGCATAGGCGACTCTAGAGTGGGGCGCGGGGGGCGAGCCGGGCCGCTCCGCCGCTCTGCCGCGCCGCGGCCTACCGAGCGGTCGGTCGGCATCGCCGGGCCGCTAGACTCCGACCGCGCCGCTCTGGGTGTAGATTCGGCGGAGGTGTAAATTAGGCGAAAACGCAGCGAAACTCCCCCCGTCTCACGCCCTGCAACAACGCCCGGGCCCGGCGTCGATTCTTGTTGACATGCGCGCCGCATGGGCGCATATTACCCGTCCCAGGGCCGACACCCGGCCCGGCGGGCGGGAGGGCGAGAGATGCGAATCATCTATGACCGTGTGCCGGACCCGACTCCGGCGGATAACTGCTGCCATCAAGAGAGGCAGGGGAAGCCGTGACTATGACATTGATTCTGCGCGATGATCTAGATGATCCCGAATTAAACGTGTGTCTCGACCCCCGACACCAGATTCCTTGCCAACTTCCCTGTGCCGCTTGCGAGGCGGACGGATGCGATGTTGCGGGTACTGAATCGCCACGATTGCCGTGTATGGAATGTCGCCTCGGTTGGTGCTGTCCCGTCTGTGGACGTTGTAATCAGTGTGTCGGTTGTTCATGCGCCGTGCCGACTCCGGCGGACGGGAGGTAGCATGAAGATTACCCGTTGTGCTTGTGGCAACAGGATGTCGCGGTATTCGGAGCGGTGCAACCTTTGTCACAGCGTCCGCATGGCCGAGATTCACTCCCTGGCGCGACGCATCGTGGCGACCGGCAAGTGCCCAGGCTGCGGCGCGGCGCTCAAGCTCAATACCTCGATGGCCGGATGGTGGCAATGTGGCCGTTACGGCTGCGACTCATTCCGGCTGCCAGAGTATCGCGGCACGGGCGATTGCTCCTTCCAGACGTTCACAGAGTAGGAGAGGATGATGACAAGCCGACGCGCGTTCCTGATGGGCTACACAGACGGCGACTTAGGAGATGCTCCAATCTCTGCGCGGGAAGCCGAGAGATACCGGCCGGAGATTGCCGGCCACGTCGATTCCTACCTCAACGGCTACCATGATCGGCTG